GATTTGTATCATAAAAATTATCACCAAACCCTAATTTAGCACTTGCATAATTATATAAACTATCTTTAAATTGTATGGTGCCGTTTTCTAATCCAATTCTAGTCCAAGTTTGGTCAGTGTTATAAATGTATGTTTCCTGATTACCATTGGCGTTTAATCCAACAGTAACAATTGTTCCTTCTTCTACTGACAATGTTGACAAATCAGCATAGTATTGCACAGTAAATGCAGACTTTGTATTATCATCGTATCCAGGTAACCAATAGTTTACATATTCCCAATAATTAGCAGTGTTATATTCTTCTCCTTCACTAAATTCATCATTAGCAGGATTTTTAGTTAATAAATAGGCAAATGCACTTTCACGAATTTCAGTTATTGGAAATTGTTTTAGTACAGCATTTGAATAAATTATATAATTTTTAATTGCCTCAAGTCTATCATAAAAGAAGCTTTGCCTAGGTCTTACTTGTACCCCAGACTGCACTGCTCTTGGTAAAAATGGATTAGGCACAACCGCACCTGCTTCATCAACACCAGCCATACTATCTAATAACCGATCATATAAACTACTTGGTAAATCTGTAGTGTTTAAATTAGGTAATCCTGGCAAAAAGTCGTCTGGATAATTACTACGTATTAAAGTAAATTCTGTGTGCCCTATGTCTGCACTACTTCCAATGCTATATCCTATATGAAAAACACTATCAACACCATTTAAAAACAATCCTATATTGTAATAACCAAAAGTATTTGGTAGTAATGGTGCAAAATAACTTATACCAGACATTAAAGGATTTGAAATATATCTTTCTATGACTGTATCTGCTAAAGTTTTACCTATTTTTTTATTAACTATGCCTGTGTTTCTTACCCAAAAGTAGTATATAGGAACTAAAGTATTTGATGAATCTAATATTATTTGAGTGCTATATAATGTTGGATCATAAACTGTACCAGGACCAATATATTGACTAGGTAATACAATACTTTCTACCCACGTATAAACTGCTACATCACTTCCTGGAAATAACTCTCCCCAATATTGACTATTATAAACAACATCATTTTGATGATAATTAACAAATCTTACATTGGTTGTATCAAACCATATTCTACCAGTATATTCTGCTCCCCATAATATTCCTATTTCTTCACTATCAGTACTATTATATTTTGCAGGATCAACATTAGTTATAAAATCTAAGTTTTGTTGGACTGCCCCCAATAGCTTACCTTGTAATGGATCAAAATAATCAAGGTTTACTAATGTATTATTTGTAGTTGCACTAAAGATTTGTGCATTTTCAATTTTTTCAATATCAACAATTTCACTAGATTTTCTATATGGATACCAATTTTGTACCCCTTCGTTATTCACATATGTTATTACTTCTCCATAATAAAAATCAGGACTTCCAATCACTACATGATTTTGATTAAAATCTAGGGCTTCTCCATATAATGGTAAGCTACCATATACCTGTGCCTTTGAATTTGTACTTTGAGCATATATGTAATTTCCAGGTTGAGTAATAGTTTCATTAAATGACGGTAAATAATCAAACATATATACTGCGCCTGCATCAGGATAATTATCAATAAATGATGTTGCGTTATTATCAAAAATTGTATCATTATCTAAATTTTCATCATCAGTAAAATCAAAAGTAGTTGCTTCATATCTTGAACCAACTGTAGCACTAGCTACAAAACTACCTTGCTCGTTAAATTTTACAGTATATCCAAATTGTGTGGTGCCCTCTGTATGTGGGCATTGAATAAATTGCGTTTGTGTGAATAAAGTAAAACCTAATTCATCTAAAGTAGTATCGTCAACTACAGAAATCATTAGTTTTTCATTTGGAATTCCTAAATCTGTATTAATTAAACTAATATATAAATTATTATTTTCAGAATAACTTGCTTGAACATTTGGAATTCCTAATGAGTTAATTGTGGTAGAAATAGTTGCAGCATTACCAACTGGTAAATTAACTAAAAATCCATTTATAAATAATATGCGTTGAGTAGTAATATTGCATTCTTCAGTGCCTAATACTGTTCCATATTTAGCACCACCATTTGTATAACGATAAACTGCACCCTCAACATTTGAATTGTCTAGTTCAAATGGAGCCCCTACAATTATTTCGCTTGCTTGTCTTGTTATATCTACACTATTGCCAAATTGTACTCCAATTCTTGGAGTAAATTGGCTTGACATTGATTGCACTATATTAAATTGATTACCGCTTACATTAATTATATCCCCAGCTCTTAGTGAGTTGTTATAATTAAATGAACTACCAATTACATTGTAATAATTGTCAGTAACATTAGTTCCATTAACTTGTACATACAGTGGTGTTTGTACTGTTGCTACCACGCTGACAGAAGTTTGTGTTGCCAAACTAAAAGGCGTATTAGAACTTCTGCTTGTACTTACTTGTATTGTACTACCTACTATATTAATTATATAATAAGTTTGATTTAAAGTTAAATTTGTACCTAATAATTGTGTTCCTGAAAATACAATAGCATCACCAATATATATGTTGCTAACGTTATTTAAAGTTATAAAGTTTGTTGTACCATTAAAATTTGTTGCTGTTTTAGTTATTGTAGTTGGTGTCCATCCTAAGGGGAAAGTTTGTACCGAACCTTGATTACTGTTGTATTGAACTTCTATATTTTGAACTGTACGTTGGTAAACATGTGCTTCTCCATATTTTTCAATTTCTACACTGTAGTCATAACTTGGTGCTCCAATCACTACGGTATTACCATCGTAATCTGTTGCAATGCTTTTACCAAAATCATCACCAAATACGCTACCATCAATAGTTGCAATATACTTATATGTGATTTGAGTTGCTGTACCTGTTCCTGTACCTATACCTGTAGCAATAAATGTAATACCAACTTCATTACCAAATGCCCCTATAGTTGTAAAATCTGTAGTGCCAATACTAGTAATTATGTAAGTTTGTCCAACTGTAAAGTATCCTGCAACATATGGTAAATTTTGTTTTCTATAAACAAAAACATTTTGTCTATAATTTCCTACAGCATTATCTATATCACTTATATATAACCAATTAGTATCACCAGATATATCAACTGTACTTCCCCAATTTGTTATTGCACCAATTGGTTTAGCTATTTCTTGAGTCAATACTAACTGGTTATTAATTTTTGTATTTGCAATTGTGTAAATAAAAACCTTAGGTGTTGATGTAGGTTGACTTATTACATATGTCCTACCAGCATATGCTATACTCGTACCATATGAGTTTGTACCAGATAATGTTTGAAATATTTCATAATCATCAATAAATGAGTTATATCTATATGAATATACTTTTCCCACACTATTTGTATAATTAGGTTGTCCTACTAGATATCCTGAATTGTCAGTATAGGCAACACTTGCTCCGTACTTGCTTCCTTGAGTTCCTACAAAATTATTATCATATTGATAGTTAATACTTTTTCTAATTACTCCCCAATTACCGTCATAGTCATTTTCTACCCAAACAGTATTTTTTACAAATTCTGCATTTAATAATGGTAAATTAATTATATCACTAGGTTTTTCTACACGTTGTGATACAAATGTTAATCCTATTCCTCGTCCAGTTAAAATAGGAGTATTGTTTGCGATAATTAATGGAATTATAACATCATATAAATCAACAATATCGCTTACAATATAATAACCATCTACAATTGGTTGAAAATTAACAATTGATAAAGGATCAAATTTTGATAAATTATGTGGTTCCGCGAATCTTATTGTACATGTATTGTTAAGATTGGGTATAACAGCTACTACCTGTCCTAGTGATACCCATGAGTATACTTGCCAATCTTGTAAATAATTCGCTAACCATACATAATCTCTTACATAAAAGTTAGATATTGGTACAATAACACCGGCTTCATCAACTGCACTTGCCAATGTGCTGTAAAAATAAGATGACATTTTAACATCGTTAAAATTTACAAATCCTGCAATAGGAAAAGTTTTTACAGGCGTATAAGTTGGTAATGTTGGCAATACTTCGGTTGATTCAACAGGTCTACCATAATTAAACAATGAGTATAAAGGTACTTCTTGTTGACTTCCTGCGGTGTAAATACCAGTTGTTAAACTAGCTATACTTGGATTACCTGTTAATACATTTTCGTTTAATCTAAATTCTAAAAAGTTATCATTTAATACACCACCAAATTCCCCTATCTTTATAGCCCAATTTTCATAAACATCATAATCTATACCACCTTGTGGCAAGTTTGTTCCTTTAAAGGCTAATAATGAATTTTTTGTTCCTTTTTCTTGTATTAAATTTTTATATACATTTACTTGAGTAATATCTGTTAAGTCAACTAATGCTAGATAATCTCTCGGACGATATCCTATTAAACTAAATCCTAATACATCTGCATCTTGTTCAAGGTTAGTTTGATTAATATCATAATACAGAGTGCTTTCATAACTTCTTGTGCTAGAATTAGGTAATAATCCTTTTTGTATCTCGTCGTACTCTGTTTCTTTCCAAAACGTTTCATTAAAAGTTGATGATGGTTCAATTTTTTTAAGTGCTGTCCAATATTTGTTTTTATACTTTACAATAACACCTTTTGTATAAAAATATTCACGGTTCCATTCTTCAATATTATCTTGATTTAAAATAAAGCCTGAGGCATTAACAGTACCGTTCCATTCACCTGATTTCACTCCTTTTACTGTTATTCTATTTTGTCTAAGCCCTGTTGTTAAATTGTAAATTATATCATCAAATAATGTTACATTGTTAAATACTATCCCATGTTCAAAATTGCTAAAATTAAATTGAGCATATGCTAAACTGTCTCCGTTATTTAACGCAGTACAAATAAACGCAGAGTTGTCACGTATTACAGATAAGTTATTTAAAGATATAGGGTATAAGTTTTGATTTAATACAAAATTAGTACGTTGTAAGGTTAATGGTTGAACAATGCTATTAGGTTTATCAACTCTAATTTCATTTGCAGCAGGATTCAATGTAATTATACTACCAACTTCCCAACCAGTCTGAGCCCAATACAAAAATTCACCAACCATTTGTCTCCAATTAATTTCAACACCATTTTCCATTGTGTTAAAAATCATGCCATTGCTTGTAAGATATGCTCCATAACTTGTTAAGAATTGTGAAACTTCTTGGGGAGTATAAAATTGTGTACCATATGGTACAATCAATTTTGTAGTTGAATAATTATTTGTAATTTTTACACTTAATTGTTCAACAGTAATGTTATCATAGTTACCGTCATAAAGTGGATTTAATGTAGTAAAATATGCGGTTTCTTGACTATTACCGAAAACAACATAACCTAAATCTGTTTTTTGTATAACAACTCCACTGAATATTATTTTACTATAAGGCTGATTATCATACAATAATACACTATAACTTTCATCAGGTATTAACAAACTAGCATTTGTACTATTTGGGCTACCTTTTTCTACATAAAATTTTAGTAAAGTTTTATCACTAAAGCCTGATAATCTATATACCAAACGTACATCTAAATTATCTAATAATGTAGTAATCCTATCTGTAGCATTTATACCTAATTGTTTTTCATAATCAACTATCCAATTTAAATAACTTGTTTTCGCAGTTCCATTACCATAAATTTCAATATCGTTAATAACTAAGTGGCTACGATTATTAACAAGATATTGACTAAATTCAGTGTTATATTTGTAATTGTCTAAATCAACTCCAAGATTAAAAAACTGTGCAGGTTTAGTAAGAGCAGTAATTTTCATCAAATCAAATGGCCAAGTACTACTTCTTCTATAGGAATATTCTACAGGTCCAACATCGCCAACTTTCCAATTACGCTGAAATAAGTTTTTATCATAATTTCCTACTATGCTTATTAAAGGACTTAATAAATTTCCTGCTGTATCAACAGGAATAACTTGAGATAATCCAGGTCTAATCGCTTCAGGAATAACTATTGGATTACCATTATTATAGTTGATACCTTGTTCTAAATCACTCCATAGAATATTATTCTCACTTGTATATGGAGCTGGACCATAACGTGATTCCCACCAAGTTGGTTTTTCTGTTAAACCTAACATTTCCCAAGGATAATTATTAGGTTCTGCTGTGTCATAATAATACAAATATACACCTCTATAGGCGCCTTGGTCTAATACTTGTTTGTTAATCTTATTTGAAGAATTACTATAGTTATATGTGTACTGATTATTAGTAATATAATATTGAGTTTTGTAATCTAATCTATTTTGCCCTACCCAATTTAAAAAGTTAATAGAATAAACGTCAATAAAATCGTTATATGATAAATCACCTGTTCTGAAATAACCTGGTATTATTTGGTTAGGTGTTATTGGTACACTTGTGCTTAATTTTAAGTTATTATAGACTCTGTTTTCAAATTCTAAAAGAGCCTGATCTCTATAATCAATTAATGTGTTTAATGTTTGATTATACTCTCCATATAACTTAGTAAATGATCCATCGTGTCCACGTATAAAATATGTAGGTGTAATATAATTTGAGTCTAAAATTACTTCAGGAATAAAGCTAGGATATAAACCTAATTTTGTAGGAGTATTTGGCGCATAACTCCCATAAGTTTGATTATATTCTTTTACGGTAATAACATCATTTGTTTGTAAATTTATATTTACTGTTAATGATGGGCTTGTTGTGCTTACAACATAATCAATGTTTATTAATAATTGTCTTTGAACAACAACTCCTTGAATAATTCTTGACAAATATACTAGCACACCATTATAGTTAGCAGTTTCAAAATTATAAATTTTGGATAGAGGATAGACACTTGTATTAAAATCATTTTTAAAGGTGTATGAATTAGTAATATAACTTGATTTACTAGGTATCATATCACTCCAAAAGAATGATTGTGAATTATTTTTGGCTTTAGTAATTACTTCAAGAGCACTATCTAATACATCAGATGGAGTATAAGTTTGACTTAAATTTAAAGTATTAACTGTGTCTACAATTAATTGCTTATAATTAATATATTCTCTGCTATTAAATAATAATGCATCAAATAAATTTTGATTTTGTTTTCTTAAAAAGGTCCCTGGCAATGCTAGTGAGGCACTATTCTGTATAATTGCAGTACCATATGGCAATATGTTACCTAAATCTCTAAAATTATTATTACCGTATATTGGCCCTGAAATATTAGGTGTGTTTATAAAAATACTCTTATAGTGTGATCTTATATCCCCTATATTAGCTGTTTCAATATTAGTATTGAATGGATTATTAGATAAATTTATAGGTATTGTATAATATGCCTTATTACTAGTTTGTTCACTTAATAATAATATTTGCACTACAGTATCTTCAGGCTCACTGATAGTTAAATTAATTGTAGTTGACGTATTGTTTGCTGTAATAAAATATTTATTTGGTGATTGCCAAATATTATTTACATATACTTGTACAGTGGGCCATGGACTACTTGACAATATAGGAATATCACAAGTAAATAAATTAGTTGGTGAATCTGCAATATAGTCAAATGAAAATAATTGATATTGTACGCTTGGTCCAACGCTAGTTACCCAACCCAATTCTCTATTATAATTAGTTCTTGAAGTATAATCATGAACATATCCAGTGTTTACTTTTTGTGTAATAGGATTAGTCGCATCCACATATGTAAAGGTTTCAATATTTAAGTTAACATCAAAACTAATGTCCCCTACATTATCTACACTACTATATCTTATAGGAAAACCTAAAATACTATCATCTAATCCTGCTCCTATTCCATAGGAAAATAATTTATTTCCAACAAATGATGTTCCTGTATATTTTGTATCATTACTAAAACTTATTCCTGCACTATCAAAAATATCAAATAATGGAGCTTGATTAACAGTAATTTTTTGTTGTGCTTGATTCCAAATCAATCCATCATAATAAAAACTTTTACCTTGGTTGTTATATCCACGTAATACAATGATATGGTCGTCATATTGTAAATTACTATCACCTGCTTCTACCAAAGTAATAACAGGTGGGTCTGTACTAATTACAGTAGAAAATTCTACAGTATAAACTTTTCGTCTTACACTTTCATCTTGATCATTACTAAAAACAATCTTGGCACCTGGAAATACTCCATAACTATTAATAGTTCCTGTACCAGTTATAAATGATACATCAGTAACTCCAGTGATTGTCTCATTATCTTCCCATTCAACAGTTAATGTATACTGTGTAATGCTTGCCACAATTGTTTTAATTGTTGTATTTGTCGGTAGTGTTCCATTAGAATCTTGTATATACTGGCCTACTGCCAATGTACCTGATACCTGATCTATATCTATTGTAATTGTTGTTGTAGTAGCAGGAGATCCTGTTCCTGCTATACTTGCAGTATCACTTGTATAGGCAGCAACATCAGGATAATAACTTGTTTGACCCGCCACTTCAGTAAATGCATTTGTAGTTCTAAAATCTAAAAAATCAACTGGGCTTTTACTTACTGTACCACTGTCAAACAATTTTAAATTTGGATAGAATTCTATAATAGGTCTTTTTGCTTTATTGTCATATGTAGCATAATTTGTTACAATAAATGGATTATTATTATAAATCGCAGTAGCATTTATAACGTCTGTGTGGAACCATCTATTACTCCTTGACCAAGCATTTAAATTTAAGGCATTTCTTGCTATGGTTATATAATCAGGAGTTTCTGGAATAAACAAGTTATTATCAAAATTCCCTATATCAAATGCAGTACTATCATAGGGAATAAATTTGCTAGTAGTATAAGATTCAGGGCACAAAAGTTTTATAGCAGGAACTAAACTTATAGATGAACCAACTCCTTCAACGTAATATTCTCCTTGCAAGTAACTTACAGGAATTACGTCACCATCAAAAATAACCTTTAATCCATTGGTAAATGTCACACCATTGGGTGATACATAGTTTTGTTGACCCAAAATGTCTGCTTCAACGTCAATTGTGTTTAAAATATTATTTTCAATTAAATTTATAATACCAACTTTATTAGCAATTGTACCGTCTTGATAATATAATGTATCTAATGGAGCACTTAAATATGGAATAATATTGATGTAACCTAAATTATTTTTGTAAAAATTCCTAGCAATATATTGATTACCATATGTCGCTGTTATTTTTTGATTGATTGGTATAAGCCCATCATTTACTAATCGTATAACAGGATTGGTTAAATCTCCTACATATTCTATTCTATAAAAGTTTGAATTTACTGTGGTATAATATCCTTCTTCTAACAACCCTTGATTTATATTTCCAACCATATTTCCCGAGTCATTATAAAATGTTATAGGAGAACCACCTAAGGTAGTTGATAAAGTAAAAGTATAATCATCAATTATACTTTCAATGTAATAAACTTGACCAGCAACAACACCACCTAAAACTGGATTGGTAAATGAAATAGTTTGTCCAACTACTAGGTCTTCTGTATCATATCCAGTTTTTACCGTTAAATCAGTGCTATTGATGCTTGAAATTTCTATATTAATAGGTGTAACTATGGTATTTGAATTTATGTCATAATTAGTTTCGCTATAAAAGGTTTGCACGTAACCTATTTCATTTTCAATGCCTGTATTATAAAATAAAATACGTAGCCCATTTAATGAGGTTACTCCGTCTATATTTAATATTTCTGATAATAATGAACCGTTTATTGCACTAAAAGGGCTGGTACATATTAAATCAACTAAATTATTACCTGGAAAATTATATTCGTCTTGGGCATCTTTTTGCGGTACATCAAATGTTATTATTCCTTGGCTAGCACCGTTATTACTTACGCCAAATACTTCTCTAGTGTTTATATAAGGTGGAACTGGATTTATACCTGTTAATCCTGGCACCCCTTGAATCCAAAATTGTGAATTTTGATCTACTACAAACTCATAACGACCGCCCCTTATTAAGGTAAGTGTTGGGTTTTCACTTCCTTCTATAAAAGTACGAATGTCATAAGAATTAGGATTACTAGTAACAATATAGGTTTCTGTCTTAAATACAGGGCTAGCACTAATCTCTACAGCAGGCGGCCCTTCTGGTAACCAATAGTATTCATTAAAATTAATTATTTTATCTAAATTTGTAAAACTATCCCACGAATAAAATTGACTTTCAAATAATTCACTATTGTTTTGTACAGGAGCATTTTGTTCATTTAATGCATCAACCATTCCTGGATAGCTAATAAAATCTGTTGCTACTGATTCGTTTGGTTTTGTAAATACTACTCCTGGATCAAGTTGATAATCTGTCCTTGTTTTATTTGGTTCTGTAACATAAAAATCTTTGGCATTAATACCGTTACCAAATCTGCTGCCAATATAACCTTGTATTTTTTCCGTAACTGGAGGATTAACCAATTGGTCTAATGTGGCACTTAAAAATTGTGCATTAGTTGGAGTTTGAAAAATCTCTGGTAAAAAATCTAAGGTTCTAATTCTTGTCATATCTTATCTTATCTGTAATTGAGCAGGGGTTAAAGCGGGAATAACTTGTATGTCATTTGCGGTTGCAGCGTTGACAAATATTTCATATGGCATAGATTTTATTTCATACAAATCTCCAAATGGTTGATTAGGATTATTTGATACTAACACAGCACTACTAATTAATTCACCAACTTGATTATGTAAAAAAGCACTTAATTCACTAAAGAAAAAAGTATCTCCAAAATTCCAATTATTAATATTAAAATAATTATTCATTGCTGTTAAAACTGCACTACGTATCTCACTATCACTTGCACTAGTATTAGATACTTTAACTACTTTAATTGTCGCACGCAATGCGGGGGCTGCTTTGCTACCAAACAATGGTTTAAAAATTACACTATTCAATATAACATTATCGCTTAACATTTTATAATCATTTAATTCACTGTAAGCACTTTGTAATTCTGTTGTTGTAGGTAAATTTGGTTCTATAACTGTATTAGTGGTATCCTGTATCCAATTTTGATAAGCAGTGTAATAAGATTGTGTTACAACATATAAATCAATAATATTAGTAGTAGCAGGATCTATTCTTGTTGTATTATTGCTGTTATGTCTATATTGATAACTTAGCCCTTGTCGCCCTGGTTTCACACTGTATTGTGGTTGTTCAGTCATTACATAGTAGGGAATTGTTATTGTTTGATCTTGGATAGATTTGTAAAACTTATTATCAGTATAAGCATAAAATAGTTGTCCCAATGGATAGTCGTATTTCACAATTTCAATTTGTGAAAGTGTACCAAATTGATATACTACTTCAGTACTTGGAATTATTTGTAATCTTGATAAGTTAATAGGATCTTCTATTAATTCAAAAAAAACATATTTTCCTATATTAGCATTACCAGTAATATAACCAGTTATATCAGCAAAAAAATCAGGATTTAATATTAATGTTCTATTATTAACATCTGTTGCAGCTACTTTAACTTGGAAATCGTTAATATAACCATCAGATTCTACGCTTTGTCCTAAAATATTAATTTTAGTATCATATCCAAATGGATAAGAACTATTTGGTTGATTATTAATATTTAAAATATTAATATAATCTTGTATAACCTTACCTGTAAATGGATCATAAACTAATTCATTGGGGTTTAATGTAAATCTTGTATCCGCAACACTACCATAATAATAAGTTAATGTTTTATAGCTTACAGTGTATCTATTAACGCCTGTACTAACAAATTTAACAAAATAGTCAGGGTCAGTGACTAGTTCAACACTCCAACGATTTTGATTTACTTGCAGTGAGTTATTAAATACCAATGTGAAATCTTGATTTAATTCCATTCTACGCTGTATTTCATCAATAACAGTTTGAGTAAATCTATTTGTGAACACAGGAATTACAGTTGTTAAAATGCATCCTGATGGTATATATCCATTAAAGATAATTGGTCCACTTCCATTACTAAATGCACCGTTTCCATTATTATATCCGTCGCCTATTACCTGTAATGTAGTAGCCCAAAATGTTATTCTATCACTAGGCCCAGGCAACCCTGCTATCAATCTATTATTGTTATCAAAATAATAACCACTAGGAGCTGAAAATTTGCAAATCGCTCCTGTAGTGACATATTTTAATGATGTGTTGGAAAATATACCAGCTGGTACTGGAATATTTTGATTGTTATCTATTTTATAAAAATACCCAGATAAACTATTTACATCTACGCTACTAGTTTGCCAATATATTGTGCCATCACCTGATGCATTATTCACACTATAACGTGTATAATTTTGAATGTAGTATTGATTAGCTTCTGTCTCGCCTAACTTGGTACTTAATAATGTTATAAAAGCACGTATTTCTATAGTATTATTAATGACAGTTGTTAAGTAACTGTCTAAATCACTTTGATATAAAGCACCATCACTGCCATAATTATTAATGCTAGAATATTTTCCAGTTGGATCTAGCAAATCTAAATTCTTACTAACTCCAATACTTGATCTATTAATTGCCTTACTTTTTATAATTGAATTATATAATGTATATGGAAAGTTATTATAATCTTCACCATTAACCATACGATTTTGTGTATAATAACGTGTCGGTGCACGTTGTTTAATTTCTTCTAAAGTTTCTCTTGCTTGTGCAGTAGATGTAGATAAGGGTAATTCCAAAGTAAATGTTATATTTTCAACTTTACCAGTTCTACTCACATAACTAAAAGTAACAGCTATCCCTTGCATTTCGCTTGGTTCAATTGTATAAGTTAAGGCATTGCCCGCTCTTACATACGCTCTAAATTGACCAACTGGGATTTCACTAAAGACTCCATCACCAAATACATAAGTAACTTGGTCATTAAATCTTGATGTTACACTAAAAATCTGTCTTTTAGATTGTTCTGTTTGTAAGTATGCATTTGCGTATACGTTATCTACTTTTTTCCATAGCACTCTAGTATTGTTATTAGTATTAAGTTTATACAACCATGTATCAGTGTTATTAATTCCCTGTACATCAATATTAACAGTTTGATTTGCAATTTGTTGTTCAAAATTAAAATCAAATGCCTGTAAATTACCTTGTTTAAAATAAAAGAAATATCCTGTATCAGGACTTCCAAATCCTAAATTATCATTTCTGTATAATAAATTAAACTTGCCACTTGGAGCAGGAGGTATTTCGTAAATATAATCTTCATTTAAACTTGTAACACTAACCAATTCAAAGTTCATTGTAATTCCATCTACTGTACTTGTAAACGGAACTATTGGTAAAACATCATTTGGTATTTGGATTGCATATTCTGCTGTATCTATTCCAACAACTTCTGATACATTTCCTGGTCTACCTATACGTTGAGAATTAATTAGTGTGGCATTAATAATTGCTGTAAACTGATCTTGCCAATTTGGATTAGCTGGATCATTCCATAGTATAGGAATATTAGCTAAATTTAAACCATTTATATCAAAAACATTTTCAGTTGTTCTTACACTAGTGACTTTTAAATATCCTTGCCCTGCTATATTTCTTTTTGGAGTGTAACTAACAAGATTTGCAAGTTTAATTACACTATCTCGTCTTTCAGCAGTATCAATAAAATTTTCTCTAGCATTTAAGTCATTTCTAAATGCTAAACCTTGCCCCATAAAAGCCATTACATCAAGTAATGCAATAAATTCACTACTTTCAGTATAATCATTAAACGTTTCAGGATAGTATATACGTAAGTAATCTATAAAACTTTTTCGTAATGTTTCATAGTCATAACTACGAAAATCAGCTTCACGAAAAGTTTGGTAAATTGCTTTCCAATCATTTACACCAAATAATCCTGATTGTCTAGAACTTGTCGCCATAGTTTATCTCTTTTAATTATTTATCTTCCGTAAAAAATGCGACTTTTTAGGGCTGAATTGTGGCTAAATTGGTTTCATTATTAAAAAAGACATTTAGTAATAATGCTTGATTAAAGGGGTTTATAGCAATTTCTACTTCAATTAATATTCCATTTTCTTGTGGAAAACTTGTAACTGAATTAAGTATTATTCTAGGGTCTTGACTAACTACACGTTGAATCTCTGTTTGTAGTGCATATTGCACATCCTCTGAATTTGGTTCAAACATATAATCCCAAATCGTAGTTCCATATTCGGGTTGTCCTACTTTTTGACCCTTTCTAATATTAAACGCATTAATTAAATCTTGTAAAACTAATTGTTGATCAACCATGCGAAATTTCTTACCAAACACAATAGGTTTTATGATACTATCAACTCCTCCTATGTCGTTGCCAGGACGGTTGGTAGTTTTTGGTTTATCAGCATTGATTGAACTAAAACCTATATAATTTGGCATAATGTATTTATCCTAATGATTTAAGAATGGCTTGTCTTTCAGGATCATCTGACGCCGCAAACCATTTCTGTTTAGCAGCTTCAATAGCAGGGTCACCGGGTGGTAAGGTAGCCTTTAAATTTTGATACTCTTGCCTTGCAGCCGCTACAGCTTTATTTAAATCATTAAGTCTGTTAGCCCTTTCACTTAATGCTTTAGCTTCAGCCACATTTCTTTCAAGAGATGAAATAGAAGTATCGCTAACACTTCCAGTTAAATTGGGTTTAGGAATTCTATTATCACCTAATAAATTAGAAGTCTGTGCTGTAATGCTTTCTCTATTAGTAGTATTAAATCCAACTGTTGGTAATTTAATACCTTGTGGACCTCCTGAAGCTAATGATGCTATACTTGCACTAATTTGTGCTATTTGTGTTGCTCCTAATCCTGATGATATGCTTCCAAACAACGAATTTAACCCTGTTGGTACGGCTGGCAAACTTGTTTTGTTGAAAGCACTGCTTACTGCTGAGTTAACAAGATTATTTACAGCACCTAATCCAGGTATTGAATTTACAGCGTTTGGTGCACGATTAACAACTGCACCGACTGACTTCAATCCACCAGGCATATTGCCTATACCACTTGCTAATATACTAGCAGCGGATGCAGCTCCGCCTGGACGTTTTGTTGAAGATAATAAATTGTTTAATGATGATGCAGTATTAAGAGCACCTGCTACAGCAGTTTGAGCTTGATTTAAACTTTGTAATTGTTTAAGATTTTGAGGTACCCCAGGTGTGAGAGGTTTCATCGCAGTTCGTATTGCATTAAATGCAGATCCTGATATTCCTTTCGTAGCTTGTAATATACCAGTTATTCCTTGTGATTTTCCTAATGCGTCAATAGATTTTGAAATTGAGCCAAAAGCTCCTGCTATATTTTGCACAACATTTATAGCATTATTACCAGTTGCAATAGCTTTTAAAACACCGTTAGTATTATTATTTGTCACTCCTGTAGCTTTAGTGATAGGTCCTAATTGTTTGATAACCGATGCAGTCGTTGCCAATCCTTGTTTTGCAGTTGACAACACAAGACCAGCTAATTGTGTTGGACTTTCTTTTCCTGTAACAAGACCAGCTCTTGTTAATGAGGACTGTGCTCTTTGTAAATTAGCTACTTGACTTCTAGCTTGTGCAGCAGGATTTGTGATAAAATTATTTAAATTTTCTGCTCCTGGTGCTCCAGTAAAAAGAATACTTGGTAATTGAGTTTTTGTATTTCTACTTTGACCTCTTGCTACTAAACTATCAACTAAAGTTCCTGAACCTGGTTTTAATACTCCAGATTTTTCTAATTGTGTGGGCGATTGTGCAAATGTTCCTATTTTAATTGCCAATTTACTATTTTCTGTTACGTAACCTACTCCAGTTTGAACAGCTATAGGGGAAACATTAACACTAGCATCCTGTGCCATTGCGCCTAATACAGCTCCTGTTGAATTAATATCAATTGAGTCACTAATTGGTTCTGTTGAGGGAATGGTTGACGCTTGTGCTATACTAGTTTGTGTAATTGCAACGGCTTCTGCTTGTTTAGTTAC